ACTCCAAAAACAAGCTGCAGCTTCTGAAGTTATAGTTGAACGTCTTGATTATACGCTTGATAAAATTGCAGAACTTTCACAACAAGTTAAAAATATGTTGGTCGTGCACGAACATAGATTTGAAGATGCTGAAAAGCAGCATGAAGTACTTTCACGTCAAATGGATCAGAGAGCTGAGACAGCTGATAAAGAAATGAACATTCTACATAAACGTATTTCTTCATTACAAGAACAACTAGATGGTCGTCTTCGTAAGATTGAAATATGGCAATGGCTGATTGTTGGTGGTGCATCAGCTGCAGGTTTCTTTATCTCACGTCTCTTAGGTGTTGACTTTTTGAAGTAAATCATATACTATTAGATTATGTTTTGGATCGAGCAGAAGTATATCTCCCTTCTGTCATCGCGGTTGGCCTTATTCAAGAAGACTGGAAGTAACTATAACTTCCGATGCCCATACTGTGGTGACTCCCAGAAGAACAAGTTTAAGACACGTGGATATCTTATCCAACGTGATCGTGGCTATTCGTACTATTGCCATAACTGCGGTGAAACAGCATCACTTAAACAATTCATTAAGCATGTAGATCCAGTTCTGTATACAGAGTATCTTACAGAGTCATTTAAGGAAATAGAGCCCAAACCAGAAGAAACTAATGAAGAGTGGAAGACTGTAACAAAGTTTAAACCTAAGGATGCTCTATCTAAACTAAAGAAGATTAGTCAGCTTGACCCTAACCATCCAGCTAAACTATATGTAATTGATCGTCAGCTTCCCAACCGATCCCATAGCTATCTGTATTATTGTCAGAACTTCTCTAACTGGGTCAATAACTTACTTGGCTTTGAAAAATTAGATCCTAAGAATAAAGAACCAAGATTGATTATTCCATTCTTGGATGAAAATAAAAAATTATTTGGCTTCCAAGGACGGTCGTTTTCAGATAAGGGGATTAGATATATAACTATAATGCTTGACGAAACCAAAGACAAATGCTTTGGTTTGGATCGTGTAGATGAACGCCGCACCGTTTACGTCTTTGAGGGTCCTATTGACTCTATGTTCATCGACAATAGTATAGCTATGGCAGGGTCGGCCGGTAAGGTTGACTTTGATAATGTAGTATTCGTTTACGATAATGAACCACGTAACGAACAAATTATTGACCGTATGCATAAAGTTGTGGATAAAGGGTGCAAGATTTGTATCTGGCCTGAACAGCTTGGATGGAAAGATGTAAACGATATGATTCTGGGTGGATTATCTGTTGACCAGATTAAGAAGTTCATAGATGATAATACTTATGATGGTCTCAAGGCCACTCTCGCTATTACGAAATGGAAGAAAGTATGACAGTACGATTAGTAAATTATTCACAGAATGCAGCCGACGACAGCCTACTTGATCAGATAGCGTATGCAGCCAGAGTATCCAATCCAGACAATCAAAACAACAAAGAGACTTCCGAAAAGTTAGTACGATATCTGATCCGTGAGAAGCATTGGTCGCCATTAGAGATGGTAAGCGTCTGTATGGAAATTGATACTACTCGTGACATTGCTCGTCAGATTCTTCGACATCGGTCATTCTCATTCCAAGAGTTCTCTCAACGGTACGCTGATCCAACTAACGACCTAGATTGGTATATCCGCCAAGCTCGTCTCCAAGATACTAAGAACCGTCAGAACAGTATCGAAGAAGGTGTAGACGATTATATTGTGGAACGCTGGACGGAAGAACAGATGCGTGTGCAGCTTGAAACTATGAAAGCGTATAAGTGGGCAATCGATAATGGTATTGCAAAAGAACAAGCACGTGCTGTGCTTCCAGAAGGTAACATGGGTTCCCGAATCTATATGAACGGAACACTACGCTCTTGGGTACACTATATAGATCTACGCTCTGGTAACGGTACGCAGAAAGAACACATGGAGATTGCACGTGAATGTGCTGATGCTCTAGCCCCAATATTTCCAATGATTAAGGAATTTGTACACAATGACTGATATTAATGTTGTTAAGAGAGATGGTACAAAAGAACCATTGGACATTGAGAAGTTTCACAAAGTTGTATCATGGGCTTGTGAAGGTATTACTGGGGTAAGTGAGTCAGAGATTGAGATCAAATCTCACATTCAGTTCTACAATAATATTTTATCTTCTGATATTCAAGAAACACTTATCAAAGCAGCAGCAGATCTTATTAGTGAAGAGTATCCCAACTATCAGTTTGTAGCTGGTCGACTAATCAACTACCATCTTCGTAAAGAAGTGTATGGTGGTTTTGAACCCATTCCAAATGGTCTCTATCAGCATATAAAGGACGCTATTAAAGCTGGTTATTATGACACACAACTATTAGAATTGTTCGACGAAGAAGAATACAAACAACTTGAACGTATGATTGTTCACAGTCGAGACGATGATTTAACCTATGCAGCTATGGAACAGTGGCGCGGTAAGTATCTTGTTAAGAACCGAGCCACTGGTAAGTTTTATGAAACACCTCAGGTTGCATATATTCTGATTGCGGCTTCATTGTTTTCATCTTATCCTAAAGATGAGAGAATGAAATGGATTAAGGAGTATTATGATGCTATCTCGCAATTTTATATCTCGCTTCCGACACCAATTATGGCAGGAGTTAGAACGGGTCAGCGACAGTTTTCTTCGTGTGTTCTCATCGAGACAGACGACTCGCTGGACTCCATTAATGCAACGAGTTCGAGCATTGTCAAATATGTTTCACAAAAAGCTGGCATTGGTATTGGCGCTGGTTCTATTCGTGCTATTAATAGTGCTATCAGGAACGGTGATGCTACTCACACTGGTGTTATACCATTCTATAAACTGTTTCAGAGTAGTGTCAAGTCTTGTTCGCAAGGTGGTGTCAGGGGAGGTGCAGCTACCCTCTACTATCCAATCTGGCATCTCGAAGTTGAAGACCTTCTGGTCCTCAAGAACAACAAAGGCACCGAAGACAACAGAGTAAGGCATTTAGATTATGGCGTCCAGTTTAACAAAGTTATGTATGAGCGTTTGCTCAACGGTGGGGATATCACTCTTTTTAGTCCTCACGATGTTCCAGAGCTATATGAATCATTTTTCACCGACACTGATAAGTTTAGAGAATTATACGAAGCGTGCGAGAGAAAAACGTCTATCAGAAAGAAAACAATAAAGGCTTCTGATCTGTTCTCTGCTTTCATGCAAGAACGTAAGGACACAGGTCGAATCTATCTGATGAATGTCGACCATGCCAATGACCATGGTGCATTTATAAAGGCAGCAGCTCCTATCAGACAATCTAACCTTTGCTGTGAGATTAACCTTCCAACCAAACCATTGAAGCATGTGTTCGATGAAGAAGGTGAAATTAGTCTCTGCACATTGTCCGCTATCAACTGGGGTCTTATCAAAAAGCCAGAAGACTTTGAACGCCCATGCACACTTGCTGTTCGTGCATTGGATGCTCTACTTGACTACCAAGAATATCCTGTGCCGGCTGCGGAGCTGTCGACAAAGAACAGACGTCCGCTCGGCGTTGGGATCATCAACTTTGCATATTGGTTGGCTAAGAATGGAACCAACTATACTAATCCAGATCTTGAACTGATTGATGAATATGCAGAGGCTTGGTCATACTATCTGATCAAGGCGTCTGTCGATCTTGCTGAAGAGAAGGCACCGTGTCCTCTTGCACCTGAAACACAATACTTCCATGGCCGTATGCCTAACAACACATACAAGAAGGATGTAGATGAGCTTGTTGAACATAAAGAACGTATGCCATGGAAAGATTTGAGATTCAAAGCTAGACAGAATGGTATTCGTAACTCAACACTAATGGCTTTGATGCCTGCTGAGACATCTGCTCAGATTAGTAACTCTACAAATGGTATCGAGCCAGTACGTTCATACATTACCATCAAACAATCTAAAGATGGTATCCTCAAGCAAGTTGTTCCTGAGTATCGTCATCTGAAGAATAAGTATGAGTTATTGTGGGACCAAGAATCACCAGAAGGCTATCTGAAGATTATGGCTGTCTTACAAAAGTATATTGACCAAGGTATCTCTGTTAACACATCATACAATCCTCGGTTCTATGAAGGTGAAAAGATTCCTATGTCTGAGATGTTACAGCACATGGTTATGTTCTACAAATATGGAGGCAAGCAGCTATACTACTTCAACACATTTGACGGTGCTGGTGAAATAGAGGACGAGACACCTCTAGCCGCTGGTGAACTTGACGACGAAGATTGCGATAGCTGTAAAATCTAATGGCACTAAGAACATGGTTTACAATCCCTGGCTATGTTGAAGACATACGAGGGGACGAACTTGATGGGGTCCAGGCTGAGATCAAGGAAAAGATATCTGAGATCCAATGGAAAGCTAGTAATGAAGTGTGGGATGATAATATCAATACCACATTCAAATATGATCCAGATAAAGAAAATATGAATGATATCAATATCTTTGGTTTAGAAAAGACCAAGGCTATGATTCTAAGACATGTTGACAAGTATACAGATTGGTTTGGTGGGTATCCTTGTGAGTTGCATTCAAGTTGGTTCAACTTCAGTCAGAAAGGTAACTTCCAATTTGCACACGACCATGTGTCTGATGCAAACCCCAAACACTGTGCACAAATCTCTGGTGTATACTATTATCAATCAAATGGTGAGGATGGAGATATTGTGTTCATAAATCCTTATGATGCGGCAAGATATTTTGAGTTTGGTCGCGTTTCGACCAAGGCGGATAGCATATATACTCCTACCGTAGGACGGCTCTTGTTGTTCCCGTCATTTTTACAACACAAGGTTCGTCCAAATAAAACCGACTCAACCCGTATATCCCTCGCGTTTAACTTCGTAAGAAAGTAACCATGCAATATTCTGTTTTTAATAAGAAGAAAAGTGATCCAACCCTTGCTAAAGTGTTCTTAGATGACACTGTGAATGTTGCCCGCTATGATAAGCAAAAGTATCCTACATTTGAAAAGCTGACTGATAAGCAATTAGGCTTCTTCTGGAGACCAGAAGAGATCGATGCTTTGCGTGATGCAAAAGACTTCAAGGCACTGTCTGACCACGAGCAACACATTTTCACCTCGAATCTAAAAAGACAGATTCTGTTAGACAGTGTTCAGGGGAGAAGCCCGAATGTTGCATTCCTACCTATCGTCTCTCTCCCAGAGATTGAAACGTGGATTGAAACCTGGTCATTCTTTGAAACTATTCACTCAAGGTCATACACTCACATTATCAGAAATGTTTACGCTGACCCTAGTGTTGTGTTCGATGAGATGCTCGACATTAAACAGATTGTTAACTGCTCGGATCAAATCAGCAAGTACTATGACGATCTCATTGAATATACTAGTTGGTATAATTTACTTGGTGAGGGCGTGCATAGAATTGTTCGAGCCAATAGTACTACTGCTGAAGAAATTGACATTAGCAAATATGAGCTCAAGCGTAAGATCTGGAATTGTATCATGTCTGTCAACATCTTGGAAGGCGTACGTTTTTATGTATCGTTTGCTTGTTCGTGGGCGTTTGCCGAACTCAAAAAGATGGAAGGCAATGCCAAGATTATCAAGCTCATTGCTCGCGATGAGAACTTACATCTTGCTTCCACTCAGACCCTTCTCAAGGTTCTGGTCAAAGATGATAAAGACTTTGCAAAGATAGCAAAGCAGGAAGCAGATAACAATGTGCAGATGTTTGTTGATGCTATCGAACAAGAGAAGCGATGGGCAGAGTATCTGTTCAAAGATGGTTCGATGATTGGCTTGAATGCAGAACTGCTTGGCAACTACATTGAATGGATTGGTCACAAACGTATGCTGAGTGCCCAAGTCCCATCACCATACAAAGGTGGCTCTAATCCTTTGCCTTGGACACAAAAATGGATTCAAGGTCAAGACGTGCAAGTTGCACCGCAGGAGACAGAGATCACATCTTATATTGTTGGTGGTGTCAAGAAAGACGTAGATGATAACACATTCAAAGGAATGAGTCTCTGATGAGTGAACACCAATGCGATAACTGTAATTGTGAGTTCGATGTAGATATACTGAACGTTGAATATCACCTTTACAAAGTACTGTATTGTCCTAACTGTGGTTCGCCAATAGATGATGGTGAAGAGTACGACTAAATAGTTGTATGAATGATTATGAAAATGCTTGGATTTATGATGGAAAGCCTTTTAATAGTGACCAGATTGGTGACTTCCATGGCTTTGTATATCTACTCGAAAATCCCTCTACAAATAAAAAATACATTGGAAAGAAGTTCTTCTGGTCCACCACAACTCGTCGTGTCAAAGGCAAGAAAAAACGAGTTAAGAAAGAATCTGATTGGAAAAGCTATTATGGATCCAATGAGCACCTCAAACAAGAACTCAATGAAAACGAGAGTCACCAAACTGTTAAGCGGACGATTATACGTTTATGCAGAACAAAAGGAGAGTGCTCATATTATGAAATCAAAGAACAATTAGCTGTTGACGCATTACTCAAAGAAGAGTATTATAATAGTTTCGTAGGCTGTAAAATACATAGAAAGCATTTACCATGAAGATAGAATTTGGTTGTGGAGAGTCTCCACAATATGAAGGTTGGAAGACGTGTGATATTAGAGATTTACCTGGTATTGATTATGTTTGCAATGCTTGGGATATTGATAAGCATGTAGAAGAAAACTCTGTTGATGAGATTACTTCAAGACATTTTCTTGAGCATTTAACATTCAGACAGGCAGTTGTATATACTGAAGCCTGCTATAAGATCCTTAAACCAGGCGGAACATTTGAGTTTGTTATTCCAAACTTTGTTTGGCATGTTCGTCAATGGTTGACAGAAGAAAATGTTATGGGATTCAATATTGAGAATCCATTCCAACGAGCTATGGATGGCTTATGGGGCAAGCAGCGTGGTGAGTTGGACGATTTATGGGACACACATAAAGCTGGCTACAAACCATGGCAAGCATTAAAGCTATGCCAAGATGCTGGATTTAGTAAAGTAGAACAAGTTGAATCATCAATAAAAAACTTACACATCAAGGCAGTTAAATGAGTTTCAAACTAACTATAACTGAAGATGATGTTCCAGAACACCTTGGTGGACATTGTGGTGTCTCACATACTGACGAAGGAACTCTTGACTTTTTAGTTGAAACATATGATATTAAGAGCATGGTGGATATTGGCCAGGGACCTGGTGCAATGGTTCAGCTTGCTAGAACAAAAGGATTAGAAGCATATGGAGTGGATGGTGACCCGACCGTCGAAGCTGATGTTCGGCATGATTTTTCTACTGGGCCTTATAGCCTGGACAGCGGGGTGGATCTTGCTTGGAGTGTTGAGTTTCTCGAGCATGTTGATGAAGAGTATCTACCTAATTACATGGAAACCTTTAGTGGAGCTAAGTACATTTTTTGCACGGGCGCTAAGCCCGGAGAACCTGGGCACCACCATGTTAATTGTCAGCCTGCACATTACTGGATTGGTAAGTTTGCTGAGTATGGGTATGTTTTTGACTTACATGCTACAATTCATATTAGGAACGAAGCTACTACCATGAATTTAGATAGGCCGTTGAAGAAGCAGTTTGTCAAGCGCAATGGTCTATTTTTTATTAGAGAAGATTTGATTCAATTATGATTAGACTATTCATTGGTTCATCGTCTAATGGTGAAGATGCTACTATCGAGGCAGCATATCTCAATTCAATCGAGAAGCATGCATCAACAGAAGTTGATCTTACATTCATGAGACAGACTAAGAATCCTCATTCATTCTGGCATGGATGGGCTTGCGAGACATGGCCTACTCCGTTCTCTGGTTATCGCTGGGGCATTGCTGAATATTGTGACTTTGAAGGTCGAGCCATCTATACAGATTGTGATATGATTAACTACCGTGACTTCAAGGAGTTAATGGAGATCGATATGGAAGGTAAGCCTCTCGCTGCCCGTAAAGGAACTCGCTTCGGAGGTCACGAGTTTTGTGTAACAGTTATTGATTGTGCTGCATATAAAGAGCATGCTATCCCAGTCAGACGATTGAAGACTATGTCAGCAATGCATCAAAGACATATACAGAAGTTTAGTGGTAATGATAATCTAGTGAAGGAATTAGACCCTCGCTGGAACGTATTAGACGGAGAAGATTATGACCTCAATGAAATTTACCAACTGCATTTCACAAATATGGCAACACAGCCTTGGACACCAGGATGGTTCACAGGAGAGCCACAACCACACCCAAGAAAAGATGTTGTTAAAGAAT